CATTTCGAACACATCTCTGTAAAACCATCGCGAGACGCACCTTTCGATCTTCTCGATAACCGCCGACATGTGAGTTTCGTCTAAGCGAACGTCGTAGATATCGGCCATGGCATCTGCCATTTCTTCTGAAGTCATCTCAATCTCAGTATTTGAGCGGATCGTAATCCGCGGTATGCGAGCGCGCGAACCGTTGTGTCTGTTCGATCTCGATGTCGATGCGTTCGATCAGCGTCATTGCGCGCATGCGCTCATGGACAAGCTCGCCATATTGATCGTCGGTCGCGTGGAGCGGGCGATGGACACGGGCGAGCAACGTCTCTTCGATCTGCTGGCGCGTCTCGACGGCCGCAGGCGAGCCTCCGCGGGGCAGACCATCGCCGTCAGGTGCGTGGTCGCGATGAGGTCGGTAGAGGGAGCGGGTCATAGATATCTCCGCATGCATCTCGTTTTATTTGCTCTACACGTCGTGAAATGCGCTCTTGCTTCTCGCGTCGTAACCAGGCCGCTATGCCTCGCTCGAACGCGATAATCTCCATCTCACCGAAACGGATCGCAATAGCTCGACAATAAATCATCGATACGGAATCGGATCATAGTCGGCAGTATGAGCGCTGCTTTGACCTTGGTGCGTGTATTTCCAGCGCTGATCGGACTTCGCGACCGGGTGTGCGAAGGTCAGCGCCATTGCGTCACCATCATCGGGGGAGGCAAGACCGCGTTTCTTCATGTCCTCTTTGCGCTCCAGGATGATGCCTTCCCGGCCTTGCTTCGACGCATAGCCATATTGCACGGCAACAAGATCGGCTTTCAACTCGGCGTCATTGTCGATCATGCCGAACTCCAGCCAATCGCGCATGCGGCCCCACATCTCGGCGCGCTTGTTCAGATATCTGATGCCGGAGTTGGGGGATTGCATGTCGCCATCAGGGGAAGCTCCGAATTCGATACCGAGAACAGGAAGCTTGAGGAAGTTGCATCGGTCGACGACGCCGGCTCCCGGCCCTCCAGCGTCAATGAAAATCGTGTCAGGTCTGAAACGCTCAAAAGCCTCTGCAACTCTTGCGGCAAGTTGCATAGTATCAATGTTACGGAATTTGATTGGCTTGATGCTTCGAGCGTCACGTCCGCGTCGGAACCGGATGACCGATTGATCGTCTCCGAAACGTGCGACGTCCACCCCCATGACGAGCGAGTCATACAGCGTCACTTCCATTTCGCGGTTGGGATCGGATGCGGCTGCTACCACATCCTCGCCGATGAACTGCGTCGAGCCGGCGCGCGGAAATTGAGACAGCACACGGACGCGGACGAAGTCGCTGTCGATACCGTAGGCCTTGATCCATTCTTCGATCTGCGGCTTGTCCGACATCCGCGCGGTGCGCGTGTCGATATGCCAGGACTTCCACAGTCCTTCATTCTTCCCGCCGGCGAACAGCGTTCGGAATTCAGTATCTGTCCGGGTCGGGTTGCCCAGACACAGCCAAATGATTTCGGTGTCTTCGGCGCCTGACAAGATGCCTTGGGATTCATCGAAGATCGATTTGGCGATGGCAGCCGACTCATCAAATCCGTAGATGATCCGGCGGCCCGCATTATGGAAGCCGGCGAAGGCTTCAGGCGTATGCTCGTCCCAGGTGAGCGCATCGAGGCGCCAGCTGTTCTTGCGGTCATCCTCGATTGACTTGATCGTGCGATCGCCGATAACGAACCAGTGTGCCCACAGCGACATGCGGCGCCATTTGGTGATTTCGGGCCACGTCGCCGTGGTGATCTGCGGACCGGTGTTTGCTGTGACGCGAGCTCGAGTATCGACGCAGGTCGTGAGGCCCCAGTCCATAATCCAGCCCATGAGCGCTGACTTACCGGGACCAACACCTCCGGCTATGGCTAGACGGAGCGGACGGCCATAGCCAAGATTGTCCCGGATGTAAGCAAGGATTTCCTCTTGCCAGAGATCCGGGCCTGGATGGCGCTCCAGCGGGCCGCCTTTTACGCCCCAGGGATAAGCCAGTTGCACATAGAGCAGCGGATCGTCAGCGCACAGCGCAGCAAGCTCGATCAGGCGCTCATCATCGTTTGGCTGTTCTGACGCGCTGGATGGCAGCGTCGATGCGGCTTCCAAGTTCATTCAAGGTATGTTCGTGCTTCTCGGGAGCCAAGGCGCCGGGCGTCATCTTGGCGAGCAGGTTGAGCGCTGCGATCTTGTCGCTCGCCTTGATCTGATCGTCATTGATCTTGACGCCGGCAACTTCAGCCGCGCTTCGCCTGATCCATTCTGCGTTGATCGAAACGAGATCGGCTTCTTTCGCTTGTATCTCAGCGACGCGCGCCCGGATGTCCTTGCGCTGCGCTCGTTTGCGAGCGTTCGGAGCGAATGAAGTTCCGTCTTTGTAGCCGGCCTCGCGGGACGCTTGCACCGGCGTCTTCATCTCCGCAAGCGCTCGCGCTACCCGTTCGTGGCCGGGGTCGCGAAGCGGCGGCACCGGCTGATTCCTTTTCGTTGATTCTAAAGTAGTCCCCAGGGACTCAGGTTGGACTCAAAGATTCCGCAAATGCCCTGGCTGCAGGCTCGGCGAGAACTGCGGCGGCGGCCGGCGGAGCGAGCGCACGTTGGAGGCGCCAGCGCTGCTCGGCGGCGGGCCGGCGGCGAATGCTTCGTAGGGCTGGGCTGCTGACTGTGTGAGGCCGGCGCTCTCAGCTTCAGCGACACGATTGGCGATCATGGCCTCGACGTCGACGGTGATATCGGGCGGCTCGTCGTCCGTGGGACCACGCCAGGCATCATCATTCCGCGGATATGGCCCCGTAGCTGGCTCACCCCATCCCGTAGACCAAACCTCAGTTGGACCGGATTGGACAGGCGGAGGCATTTCTTGAGCGGCGCCGGCGCGTCGCTTCCGTGCCTGAAATACCAGCATCCGAATCCAGATCTCGGCATTGAGACCGATGTCTTCAGCTTGGGCATCCACCCAGGCTTTCAGATCAGGAGGGATGGCGATCAGGAGGCCGATATCTTTGGTCATTTTCCGATGATCTGAAGGTCTGCCGGACGACACACGCCCACCTGATCTTCTAGGCCGAAGCCGAGACCAAGTGTTGCGGCTCAAAGTGAGCGGGCCAAGGACGGCCGAACATAGTCAGAAGCAAACAGATTCGCCCGTCATCGTCAAGCGATTGAATCTGATGCCACTGACCATGGAAGGCGCCGCCATCATTGATCTTGACCAAATCTCCGGGCTTGAAGGGATTTTCCAGATCCTGCGCCATCATCGCCTCTGTGGACAGTTCTAGTTCGATCTGTTGGATGCGGATGAAATCCGGGTGGCTGCCGGCAATGGTCGCAAGGCTGCCATCCGATTTGCGCATCAAGGCATTTTCGGCGAGCCGCATGCCTGGGGTCGTGCGGAGTGCCTCCCAGCCCTTGGGATGCGGGAGGACCAGCAGGTAGCCCGGGAACATCGATACCCATCGCAGGGATAGCCGCCGATGCCGGTCGAGCCTGCGGATCGGCATGGTTGGGCGATAGACCAGATAGCCTCGCTTGCGGAGCGCTTCAGCGGCACGGGGGTCTTGTCCAGGCTGGGCGAGAGCGAGATGCCAAAACAAGCCGGTGAGATTTTCGAGGTTGATTTCGGTGCGCAGGTCCATCGGGTCAGCCCTTGTTGTGCGTCAGATTCAGCCGGCTTTCTGTTTGGCGTCGACAGGCAGTGGCGGCGGCCATTCGGTTCGGGCGTACCAAGCTTTCCCATGGCGCCAGCAATCCCGCATGAAGTCGGTCGGCTGGCCTATTCCGATGGTGTAGTCGAGCCAGCGGGAGGCCTGCGGCGTGTTGCCGAGGATGGCGTAGCTCGTGACTGGGATAGCCAGATTGCCCTTGAACCTGCGCTCTTTCAGGTAGGTCGAGAGATCGCAGAGCTTGCGGTTCTTGGCACGGCAGTTTGCCAGATATGGGCTTACTGCTTCGATAGCCTGCTGCCGATCGTCAGGCGAGAGCGCTGCGAATAGCTTCTCGCATGCCAACGGGCTGAGGATATCCCCAGACGGCCAAGCCGCGCGAATATCGCGCCAAAGTGGCGGCGCTTTGGTGGAATCAGTATTTGGTAGATCCGTATTTGGTAGATCCTTTATAAGGGACCAGGGGCGCTCCGCCACCCCTGGTGCCGCCACCCCTGGCTGGGACGTAGGTGGTTCATCGGGCGGAACTGGGTCGGATTCGGCTTCTTCGGAGTCATCGTCGGCCTCGCTGGACACCAGCGACAAAGCCTCAATGACCTCTTCTTCCGACATTTCCGGCCCGGGTTCGTCCCGGATTACGTAAGTGACACTGAAAGTTCCGTTCGAAAGCCGTGTTTTCTCGGCGCGGCACCATCCTGTCTTCATCAATTTACGAATGATGCGGCGTAATCCGTCGCGTCCGAGTTTAACTGTCCCGATCTTATGCCGCCGCATCAAAGCGGGTCTGCGTATTTCCCAGTCGTGGGGGCGCGATAGCAGCCACGCCAGCAGCCCCATCTCGTCCAGTGACAGGCGCGCATCATCGAACACCGCGTTGCCGAGGGTCGTGAAGTTGGCGGTCTGCTGGTGGCGGATGATCACGGGAGTCTATTCTGTTATCGGGAGTGACCGGGACGATTAGTTTTCAGTTTTCGCGCTCCCGCTATTGACCGGCGGGCCGGGTATTCGAAGACGACCGCGACGACCCTCTTCTCTCTTGGACTAGAGCTCCCGCTTTTGACCCGGCGGGCCGGGTATTCGATGGGCCTCGGGAACAGCGAGACCGTCTACGCCTTTCTCTCCCGCTTTTG